CACGCGCCCAGCCGAAGCCCTTGATTGTCGATTTATCCGTGACGCCTGAAATCGCATCGGTCACGGCGTTATTTGAGACCACTTTCCCGCCATAGCCAGATCGGGCACGGACATGGTTCTCGTGATCGATCCACAGCACGGTCTCGCCGACACGCGCCGCGCTTGATCCTGACACCGTGCCGATTTGCTTGGTTGCCACGCGGCCGAACGAGAAATCAGCCGCGCCGGTATTGCGCCACCACTCAACCGATTCCGTACCGATCAACATGGCCTCGCGTTCGTGGGCGATGATCCGCACCAGACCGTCCGGGTAACTTTCCGCGTTTGCCGTCTCAAGCGCGTCCCAGGATTTCATGTTGTTTTGGCCTGAGACCTGCCAATATCCGCGCCCTGCCGAAGTCAGCGTGTAGTCATCGACCACCGCCACAGAGTTCGGCCCTCGCAAGTTGGCGTCCTGGTAGAGATCAAGAAGACCGTTGTCGATGACACCGAACACGCCATCCGATGCGATGCCAACTTGCTGGCCCATCTCCCGGCTGTTCGCTGCCATATGGACAGGGCCATCGGTTGGCAAGCCGCCTAGAACCGTTGCCGTGCCGGTCAGGTCCACACTGTAGACCAACCGACCCGCAACGACATAGAGCGCGGAATCAAGCGGCAGCATCGCACGCACGCCGCTTGTGGTGCCGAGCGTTGAAAACGTTGCCAGTCCGTCGCTGCCGTATAGCGGCCACTGCATCTTCCCTTCCGGCCCCGCATGCTCTGCATAGCAGTTGATCAGACGCGTGTTGCCGTCCTGGCCATAGCGGCCTGGATTTGATGATCTGCCAAGTTCTATCTGCCGAATGGCCATCAGATCGGATACCTTATGATCACGATGCCAGACCCTCCTTGACCACCGACGCCGCTAAAGCGAGTTGCGCCGCCACCACCGCCGCCAGTGTTTGCCGTGCCAGCGGTGCCATTGCCAGAGTTCGAACCCGCACCGCCACCACCATTGCCGCCCGCACCGCCCGCAGTGCCGGCTTCGTAAATGCCACCGCCACCGCCGCCGGCATAATAAGTCGCTGAGCCAGAAATCGAGTATTCGAGACCGACACCGCCCGCGCCGCCGTTCGTCGTGCTACCGTTTCCGCCAGTCGCGCCAGCGCCGCCGCCGCCACCAGTGCCGTAATAGGCAGAAGATGTCCCCACGCCACCATCGTTGCCTTGGCCGGCCGTTCCCGCGCCTGCTGTCGCTGTAAAGTTCGAACCGCCACCGGAACCGCCGGCAGAACCGCCCGCACCAGCGCCGCCGGCATAACCACCCCCGCCGCCGCCTGTTGCCGTGTTCGAATCGAACGATGAATCACTGCCGTTGCTTCCAACATCCGTTGAGCCCGATGGCGATCCGCCCGCGCCCCCCGCGCCGACCGTAACCGTGTATGCTTGCGCCGTCACAGCGTGCGAAGCACTGTAGAGCAGGCCGCCCGCACCGCCGCCGCCGCCGGCACCCGAACCACCGCCGCCGCCGCCGGCTACAATCAGATACTCGACATTGCCCGCACCGCTCGCCGTGAACGTGCCTGACGACGCAAAGGTATGTATGCGATAGCCGCCCGCCGTCGTGATCGTATCGCCGCCGGTTGAAGCAGCCAATGCGCTACCGCCGCCAGCCCCAAAACCAAAACCAATGAGCGCCGTTGCTCTAAGCATTCGGCCAAGCCACTGTCACAGCGCGAACATCAGCATTTGAGGCTGCGGCTGTTACCGCTTCCACCGCTATATTGCTGGCATCGCGAATGCTCTTAATTGTTGCCCAATTCGCCGAGGTCGCGGCATAGATGGCCTGTTCCGCGCTTGGCCAATACGCCGGATTTGCGCCGTATGTTGTGGCCATCTCCAAGCCGAGCGCCAATGCGTTGCGCTGCTTGTATTCCGGCATGATCGCGATGATGCGCGCGCCAGCCTCTTCGTTTATGTCGCCTATGCGCGCCGCTTTCGCCGCATCAAGCGTTTTTTCGGTTGGCGTCCGTGTGATCAGCACGCGGGTCTGTTCGATCACTTCGGATTTGACAAGCGTCTGCGTTGCAACGTCGTAATCAGGTTGCCCGCCGTCCTCGATCGGGCGCCACACCGGGCCGCCGTCTGATGAAAGTTTAGAGACGGGCGCAGATTTTGTTTCACGTGCAACAATCGCGCCGTCTATCACTTTTGCATAGATCATGAGTCGTTCGTCGCGTTGACTGTGTAATGGATTTTGACGCCCATCAGGCGGGCATCGCCGGTCATTGTGTCGAAACCGCTGTTGGCGTCACGATAGACGCGGAAAGCAACGTATTCCTCGGCACCGGGCGAACCCGCAACCGTCATTGCCGACGTTTCCGCCGTGATAATCACATCGCCGGCCGTCGCCTCGGCAGCATCCGTCACCGTTACCGCCGTTCCGAATGCAGTATCCAGCGCGTCGGAATTTGCGAACGCGGTTGACTGAATAGCCCAAATACAGTTGCCGCTCGTTGCAGTTGTTTGCCAGATGAACTGCGCAATCAGCGTGCCCTCGTCCCATGATTTTGGCATTTGTACTTGGAAATGCGCGTATTCGTCGGTGCTATCATCGAAATCCAACACCGCAACATTGACGGCATTAGTTGTCGTCTCGATCTGTGCCGATGCTGGTCCGTTAGTAGTAGCGGACAACATCGCGCCCGCGGGCACAAAAATTGTCTCTTGACCAACACCAAGCGCCGGAATATCGCCGACTTCGCCATAGCCATCGGTATTAGTTGCCGACACATCCGTAACCGGGAACCGATCGGTTGCCGCAAGCGTAATCTGGCTTTTATCTTTCCACCTGACATCAGCCATTAGGCACTAGCCACCTGGAAATACCCACCAGCGGCAAGCTGAATGGTGAAGTCTGCACCATCAACAGCCGTTACGTCTGCCGGCGAGTTGTCGAGCAGACAGTATGCCATAGTCTTGTCTGTTGATTGCGGCACGCCGGAACCGGCGGCGACATGCACCAGCACCGCATAGCGCGCCGTAATCGAACCGCCCGATGCCGTCCATGCCGGGTCCACACTGTCGAAGGTGACGGTGCCGCTGGATTCCGTCCATGTCACGGTTCCGGGGAAGTCGCCGCCGGTCGTGTAGCCGTTGCCGTTCGCCACTTCGTTCGCCGACACATCCGCATATGTCAAGTGTGTCAGGGCCGGCGTGTAGCCGCTGGTGACGAGGATGACGGAGAAAAACGCATCGCCTGCATCGAGATCGATCGTGCCGTCTCCAATATATTCTTTGGTCTTGTTGTAGACCACCCATGCATCTGCTGCCATGTCTGCTCCTTAAACGATGCCGTATGTGTTGCCGGACTCGTCCACATACTGGTTGCTTGAGCCGTCTGCCATGATGTCCCCATTGAGGACGGTTGGCGTCTGGCCGGTGTAGGTGATGGATGCTGCCGCCGGTGTAACCGTGATGCTGGCAACAGCATTCGGGGCTGCGGTTGAATACTCGATTGACGCTGCCGCAGGGCTTGCGATCTGGTCGATAACCACTGCCGCGCCGGCTGTGGTGTAAGTGATTGATTCCGCTGCCGGGCTGAGTATCTGGTCAACCGCCAATGTTGGCGTTGCGCCCGTGTATGTGATGCTGGCAGATGCCGGGGCCGGTACAGCATCAACAAAGACATAAGGCGCGGCCGTTGTGTATTCGATCGACGCGGACGCAACCGCAACGTTAATGCCGATAACCGCCGATGGTGCTGCAGTTGAGTACTCGATAAGCGCCGCCGCCGGCCTCAGAATGTCATCGACGACAACAAACGGCGTAGCAGTCGTAACTGTGATGCTCGCACTAGCGACGAAGATCGGAATATTCACCGCCGAACCGGTAAACACGATCGACGCGGCGGCTGGCTCAAGCACTTGATCGACTGGCAAGCCTTCGAGGTTGTCTTCCGTGACCTGATTGACTTCAAGAAACACGTCCGCCGGCTCGGGCCGGGGATTGTCTACGCGCTGGTGATCCTTGCGGCCTCGCACAAACTCTTGCGGGTGGCGCGGTTCCCAATCCTTAAGGCAAACGCGCAAGTTGTCCCATCGCATTTTCGTTTGCGAGGAACGAACCTTGAACCCGCATTCATCGCAGAGAACCA